GATCTGGCTGTCGGGATCCTGATGCAGGTAGAAGGGACGAACATTCTGGCCTTGAAACCAGTCTGTCCCGCAGCTCTCGAAGAACGCGCCTGCCAAGCACGTCTTCTCACCATTCACCTTGAATCCGAGGTACTCAAGGCGTTCGACAACCCGGCCAGCAAACCGCTGAGGCACGATCATATCGTCGCCGTACGCAGTACATACTGACCAGTCTTCCCGAGGTACTACACTTCGGACCACAGCAAGAAAGATTGCCGTCTCTAAAGGAAAGGTAAAACCGTTTCCCATCGAAGCGAACATCTCAAGTGCCACGTGCTCTTTGTTTCCCGGCATTTTCATGCGGGGCGAGCGCGCGAGACATAAGAGGTGATACCACCTCATGCCCTGCGAGTCTTGGTTATAGCACAAAGAAAGCCACACGAGTACGCGAGATAGAAGGTCTGACGCCGAAGATAAATCAATCGTCGCCAGTCCCCAGTCCATAGCTTTACTAGCTAGGGCCTGGTTCCATCGCTGATCGTGTAGGTCGACACCGAAGCGCTTAAGTCTTCGGCCGATGTGTGTACCAATACCGGACTGCAGAAAGCTATTCCACAGAGGCTCCTTGGCGGCACAACGGTCAATTTCCCAGTTCTTCGGAACGGTAAAGTGGCCATTCCCTTCAACCGCTCTCGCTTTCTCCTGGAGGTTACTCCCCCAAAAGTCAGCTACATGGGCCCCCATAAGGGGCTCAAGGTACGGTATCAGAGGCAGTGTGGCCACTGGTTTGGTGTCATATTTTATTGAAGGCACCAGTCCCTCACCCCGCACTCCCACATTCACGCCAGGTCCGAACTTTCCAAGCTCGGGTAAGCTATTGAGCACCTCTGCATCCAGATTTCCTAGGATGTGAAGGAGGTGATAGCTGTAAGTACCAAACCACTCTGGCTGAATCTCAGCCATCAAACGTGTGTTGGTCTCGGCGTTATGTGCCTCACAAGCAATGAACTTGCTCAGAGCCTTCGCACTACGTTGCGCAGGAGACACCCCAGGAGTATTCAAACTCTTCCGAAGTAACTCGGCTACCTGGTAATCCTCGGCGAATTGCCTTGGTTCTTGGTAGTTGCCCGGGTCAATTGGAAGGCTGTTGACAGAGTTGTAATCCTCGTTTTGGAGGCACAATGTTTGTCTAAGCCCAAGAGGGGTGCCCATAGCTTCGTAGAAGCGGAGGGCGAAGTCGCGCTCGAACTTCCAGTTCTTGTCGCATACATCTGCATCACTGCAGGCTGTGGCTTTACCTGACATGTTTC